GCGATACCGTCTTGCTCTGCTCGGGCTTCTGCGTAAGGATGGCGGCGATCAGCGCGGCCATCCCGTCAATCTTCGTGCCCGAGGGAATCTCCACGCCCTTGGCGCTGATAGCGGCGGAAATATCCACTTTCGCTTCCGATATCCGGGTAATTTCACTCTGAATGCTCATGCTTTTCCTCCTGTTAAATCGCCGCCAAGGCGGTTGCTATGTCGTTTTCCAGCGTACTGACTCTGGTGGATAATTCGTTTAAAGCGGTGGCAGTTGCATAGTGAGATGGGGCGTACCCTCCCAATTTTTCAGCGTTATCTACAATACCATTGTCGTCTGTATCATACACAGACTTGGCCATATCTCCGGTTCCAACAGGCGTAAATGTGCCGGAAGGATCAATCTGAATATCGTACCCATCAGGCATGTCGCCAGAACCGACGTACACACCGCTCACGCCTTGAGGACCAGTAGCGCCAGTATCGCCTTTGGGGCCAGGTTCTCCTTGGGGGCCAGTGGCGCCCGTATCTCCCTTTGGGCCTGGAGCCCCATCTTTTCCGTCTTTACCAGGAGCACCATCAGCGCCATCTTTGCCAGCAGGACCCACAAATTCGCCGTTGTCCAGCTTCGCCTGTACAGTATCGGCCACGGTCTGCGCATTGTTCGCCGCCGTGTTTGCGCTGCTTACAGCGCCATCCACGCCCTCCAGCGCCGTTGCAAGTTGGCTTCGCGTTGCCTCAGCCGCCGTCAGCGTCGCGTCCACGCGGTCAAGCACATCGCGTACCACCTCGCCGGGCTTGTCCGCGTCGCCATACAGGGATAGCGCCACCGTGCCCGTAAACACGGACGATTTGTACACCACGCCATTTTTGATTGCGCGCAGTTCAATACTGAGGTATCCTGCAACCGCAAGGTCAGTGTCCGTCAGCGTCAGTGTCGCGTTCGTCCCGCTCATGGTCACATCCGCCGTGTAGGGCATCTCATCCTTGGAGCGCCGCAGCACGCACAGGATGGAGGCGCCGGAAAACTCGGTCAGCACCTCGGAGCAGTCAAATACAATCTGCCTGCTGGCGTTCTCTCCCACGCGACCAATCAGGCCAAGAGATTGCATTTCCTGCGAAAATTTTGCGTTGATCGTTATCATGTTGCTTATCTCCTTAGCCTGCGTAATAGTAAACGTCGCATGGCACAAAGCCGGACACAGGCGTTGGCGGGTCGGGATCAGGGTCAGTTCCGCCGCCGCTTTCCGTATAACCGGTCAATGCAGCATTCACGCTGAAAGGCTTGTTCTTGTAAACAGCAAAATCAGCTTCATCCTTGACCACTGTAATAAAGATCGTACCGCCATTGCCCAGCCAAACATTGCTTGTGACAGTCTTTTCAAACCAGCCGGACGCTGTGAACGTCTGTGAACCGCAATCCACGTCCATGCCGCCCGCGGTGTTGGAAAGATAAACGTGCGCGTTTGCACTGTGAATCGCGGCAGACTTCCAGAAATACACCTTGACGGTATACTGACAACTGTAGCTGCCGGACGGAGCCGCGCCCTGTGCCACGCCATAGCAGGGGATGTTGACCGGCGATGCAAAGGCGGAACTGCTCAGCGCCTCGCCCGTCCAGGTGCCGTTATAGTAAACAGTCTCGGTTGCTGCCTGCGGAGAAACATCATCAGACAGCGCAGCGACCGCATAAGAGGAAGCAGCGATAGGCTTTATCCAGATCAGCCCGGGCTTGGGGTTGGTCGGCGCGGAGGTCGAAACCACCAGATTTTTGGCGTGCCAGATCATACCGCCGTTAATCGTCGCGTCCTCGTCCGTCACCGCCTGCATGGTCAGGGAAGAACCAGACTTAATATTGACCGTGCCGCCGTCCACGTCGATACTGCCCTCGGAGTTCAGGTGGATACCGTCCGTGTTGATCAGAATGGCGGAGTTGCTAACGCCGACAGAAGGCGACGTCTTGTCCAGCTTCAATGCAATCTGCGCATTCGTCTGCACAATTGAAGTCTTTACTTCCGTCACGCCGTCAGCGCTTTCCTGGATGGTGCTCTGCAGCGGTTCGGACAGGTCGCGCATCCTGATGCGGTTAAAGCGCCGGTATACATCGTCAAACAGCGCTTCCAGCTGCGCGATAAAAGCGCGCTCCTGCTGCCCCCATCCGCTGGGCACACGCAGCGGCTCATGCTGCTGTATGGTCGTGTATTTTGTCGCCATGCGCCCTCCTTAATCCGGGTCAAGCTCGGATACAACCGTGATACCGCCGGACAGCCGCCAGGGGGGAGAGGCCGGGGCCGATTCAATCAGCAGCCGGAACCTGCGCCCAGCGCCGCCAAAGTGCATTCGCTTCTGCCTGTATTCCTTGCCGTTTGCCATCTCCTGCGCGCTGAGGGGCTGCACCGTGTACGCCTTGGCCTTGGCCTTCTTCTCCGTCTGTACCGTCACGCGCAGCTGCACCGGCGCGCCCTGCGCCTCGCAAAGCAGATACACTTCAAAGCCGCCCTTATTGGATTGTTTGTATCCCAGGTCGTTCCACGGCGTTACCCACCGCGCTCCCTCAACCGCCGTGCAGCCGGTCTCCCAACTGTTTTCGCGCCATTCCCATATGCGTCCAGGCGTGGTTGCACTGGTAAAGTAAAGCGTCTCCTGCGTGCCAAGAAAGCGCTCTACGGACACGTCGTTTCGCAACAGCCATGTGCCATCCAGGGTGTTGTAGATGATCACCGCGTTGTTGATTTCGCTGCCGTCCATCGGGATTGCGCAGTAATATTTGCCGCGCCAAAATACGGCGCTTGCACCGTCCAGCGCGTCGGCGTTCATCCGCTCCCATATGGCCTTGCAATACTCCTGCTGATAGGCGCTGACAGCCAGGCCGTCATATGCCTGCACGCCCTGCCGCGTAAGCATCAGGATGCGTTCCACATCCACAGCGATTGTTCCGGCAAAGGGTGCGCCGCCGCCGTACTGCTCCTTGAAGGTGTATTCGCCAGGGTCAGTGCCCAGGATGCGCCATACGCGCGTTTTCTTAAATGCGATTAACTGACTGCCAAAAGCGTGCAAAGCCGTGAAGCTGTCTCCGTCCCAGCTCGGCTGGTTGATGTCGCCCGCGCCATCCTCGGGAATTTCCACGTTCGCCGCCCAGTCGGTAGGATCGTATGGCGCTGAGTACACCAGCATATCCGGGTCTTCGGTGATTGCGCCGCCCCAAATGCGTTCTGCGTATCGTGCGATAACGCCAAACTTTTTAGGAGTCGACACCACGCTTACCGTCAGGTTGTCGCCGCGCACCATCACCATGCCGTCCAGGGCGTTTGACAGCAGCAGCACGTCCACGCTGGCTTCGCTGCCCTCGGGGTTAATCTCGTAGGCTGCCCAGCTCCATACGTCGCTCTGATAGGCCGTTACGCCAGTTGGAAACGCAAGCTGCGTCCAGGACGATGCGCCGGGCAGCATGTAATATAGCTTCCCGCCGCTCGCAGCAACCAGCACTTCTCGGTTATCCGTCCCCGTGTACCATCTGCGGTACAGGCGCGCCAGCGTCTTGATCGGCTGTGCCAGCTTCGGCGCAAGCAAAACGCAGGCAGCGGCAGGCTGCAAAACGCCGCCCACCGTCTCCACGTTTACTGCGTCAACCGCATAGCGCGGGTCGGTGTTGATACCGTCCCCATATTGCATCAAGCCCTTAAACGATGGATAGGCAGATACGGCGCTGTACGTTCCAATACTGTTATAGCTGGCCATATCCTATCACCTCGGCAGGTTGATAAAGTGTTCTACGCGGGAGCCATCCGCACTGTTTTCGACAAGCTTCGTGCGGATTTCCTCAAAGGAGCTTCTAAACGCGTATCCGCGCTGCTGCTTCTGCGGGTTCCCGTTCCTGTAAACAAGCCACGTCGCCCAGTCAGCCAGCGCAGGATGCGCCCACTCCGGCAGGTCGGGCGTTTCCGTGTCGGCGTGCAGCATGGGCGATGCGTGCTTTTTTGTGAAGGCATATACCAGACGGTCATAGCCGTCATTGATATAGTCCATCAGATACGGCAAGAAATCTTCCAGATCGTCGCTGTCGTTGTTGGTCTGGAACATCACCGTGTTTTTGATCTCACCAACCGTCATGCCGCCGCCTCCTTCACATCACAGGTGGGGGAATTTGTTTTTGAGCTGGATGAATACAGGAACCGTCACGTCCACATATTCGCCGCGGCGCACCAGCGTGGTTTCGCCGTTGACCGTCACGTGCTCGTACTGGTCAATATGCACGCCCGCGCCCTCGCTTTCCAGCAGGGGCAGATATACGCGCACGCGGGGCTCCTCCGCCACGGTCTCCTGCACAGGGGTTTCAACCGTCAGGGTGTCAACTTTCTTAGCCATGATAAAATCTCCTTCCCAAAAAGAAACGCGGAAGCAGGACTGCCCTGCCTCCGTGTTTCATCAGTTGTTAGGCCGTCGCGCCGGATTCGAGACGCACGATGAAGTCGTCCTGAAGAATGACCGTGCAGAAGCCCTTGACCTTCCAGGCGATGGTGCCGCGCTGGGCCAGGGGATCCAGAGCGCCGGAGGAACCGGGCGCGTTGATGATGATCTGCACATTCCGGCCAGTGCCGCCCAGCTCGATGGTGCCAAAGGCGTTCTCGCCGTAGATCAGGGTGGAGTAGACCTCCGCACCGGAAGCGCCGCCGCCGTAGGGAACAACCTTCAGGGCGTTGGCGGTCGTCCAGTCGGTCGTGCTGGCGGGCACCCAGCGGAAGTAAACCTTCTTGTTGGTCGCGTCCACGCGCTCAATGCACATGGGCGTTACGCTGTCAACGCTCGACTTGGTGATCTGCACGTTCACCAGCAGGCCGGTCATGGCGCGCGCATCGTCCTCGCTGATAGAGTCGGATACGGTCATGCACTTGACAGCAGCGTCAAAAGCGGTCGCGGTCAGGGACGCCTTGGTGCCGTAGATGTAGGTCTGCGCCTTAAAAACCATTGCGTTGGTAGATTCGAAGAACTTCACCTTGTAGATGGTGCCCAGCTCGTAGCGCTCGGTCTTTACCTTGTCCTGATACTTGGCAACGTCCACCCACATGGTATCGGCGGTCAGGTCGTGCACAACGTCAGGATGCACAATGGCATGATAGAAGCCGTCAGCAAAGGGCTTGACATTCTTGCGCTTCAGGTTGCGTACAGCCGTCTTGATCTCGGCAAAGGTCAGCTTGTCGGTAGCAGACAGCGCGCCGCGGGAAGTCTTGCCGTTGGCATACTGTACGTTCATGCCGGCGTTGAGCGCATTGCGGCTGATGGTGTCCAGAGACAGCGCGGCCTGGTCGCCCAGCAGTTTGGCGGTCTCCTGGTGCATGTTGTCCAGCAAGTAGAAGTTGATTTCGTCGGTCAGCTCGACGTGTCCGCCGTAGGGCTTAACCATCGCCGTAAAGGCGGTTTCGGTCAGGGTCTGGCCAGCGGGGGTTACGCCCTCGGCCAGGGGCTCGGTGATCGCCGCAAAGGGGGTGAAGCGACGGAACTTCACGGTCTTGCCGTTGTGCTCAGGCAGCGTGCGCTTCTGCGCGTCGCGGTTGTGCACCATTTCGGGCTTCATGTTTTCCAGCAGCGACCGCTCATAGTATTCAACTACGGACGGCGCTACGCCGGGGGAATAGGATTTATTCAGGTTATCAAAAACAGCCATTCAAATGATCCTCACTTTCTCATGTCGTAAATCCTCCCGTTGGCAAGATTGGCCTGTAAGCGCCTGAATTGATCGTCGGTCATGCCGCTGATCGATACAGCGCTGGGGCTGGTGCCGCCGTTGGAGGTGCGTACCGGCACGGGGGCGTTATGCTGCGGAGAGGCCATGCTCTCGGCCACATCGTAAAAATCCCACTCGCCGCTCAGCACGCGGTGTTTCATGTCTTCGTCGGCGTTGATTGCCTGCATCACATCCAGGCCGCGCCGGTCTTTGATCTTCTGCGCCTGTTTCGCCAGCAGATCGGCGCGCGCATGCGTCATGGCGTCGTTATTCGATACAAATCTGCCCTGCTCATCACGCTGCTGCACGGTGGGCTTCTGCTGATCAGGCTCGGCGGCGGGCGCAGACACAACGCCGCCCTTCAAGCGCACATATTCCTTGGCAGTCTCCAGGCTCTTAAACTCGCCGGACTTCACCAGGTCCTCGGCCTGTCTGTCCAGCACGCTTTCACGGATGGGGGCCAGCATCGCTTCGTACTGCGCAGTTACGCGCGCTTCAGCCTCCGCCACCGCCTTTTCAACCGCCTTGCCAATGCGCTGCTTGATCCATCCCGGTTCCTTCTGAGGCGTGGCCTCCTGCTGCTGCTGTTCAGCGGCGGGCTGCTCGTTCAAAAGCTCAGAGATGGGTTCGCCTACGTCGGCCTGTGCAGCGTCGTCCTGCACGCCATCCGCAAGCATCATTTCGACCGCTTTGTTTTCATCCATGGATTAAGTCTCCTTTTCGGGCGCTCAGCCGCGAAAACGCGGACTGGCGAATATATGAAAAACACGCCCCGTTTCCAAGGCGTGCCTTTCTGCTGTTAAATTGTCACTACCGCAGCGGGTGTTGCCGGGGTAGACGGCGTAGCTGGCGTGGCTGGCGTTGCGCCTTGCTGTCCGGCAGACATGCCAGCCAGGGCATTGCTCATCTGCGTGGTCGCCGTGCGCAGGCCGTCGCGCTCCTGCTGCAAGCTCTCGATTTCCTGCTGCATCTGCACGTTCTGCTGCTGCATCTGCTGCATCTGCTGCTGCCACTGCTCGTTCTGACGGATAACCGGCAGCAGCCGATCCTTGCCGTCAATGTTGAGCATTTCAAACAGCGAAGATAGCGGGAAGAACTGCTGCGCCTGCGCGGCCATGGTGTACGCCTGCATGTACATCTCGTTCATGGCCTCGATGCGCACGGGGTTCTTCTGGTTGATCTCAATCTGCACCATGTACGGAGGCGGCTCAACCGCACCCTTGCCGCGATGGCCAAACAGGCTATGCACGTTGATCTGTCGGCTCTGCCCGTCACGGCCCGTAATCAGCAGCATGCGGTCGTCGTCGTAATACTCGGACATCAGCCAGATGATCTTCTTCACCATCTCTCTGAAGCCGTTATTCAGCGTCGCCGTGCGCAGGGAGGTGATCTTGCCGCCGGCAGCCTGCAGGGAGGCAATGGCCTTGCCGGAGGTGATGCCGTTCATGGTCTCGCCGCGGGTAAACTGGTTCGCGCCGCTGTCCTGCTTCATGTCGTTTTGATATTGGAGCATCTGCTGAACGATCATGCCGTTTAACGGCGCGTGCTGCATCCAGGCCCAATCGCTGCCATTTTCAATGCTGTCGCCTTCCACCATATCCTTCGACCAGTCAGCCAGAGCTTCACGGTCAATACCGCTTCCCCGCCGCGTCAGGATACGGCCCTTGCTGGACATGCGCAGGTTCGTGTCGATGTACCGGGCGTAACGGTTGATGTAGCGCATCATGGGCGCAAGCTCCGTCACCATGCCCTCGCCGACCATGCTGCCCTCGACGGTCGAGTGCACGTCCAGGTCAAAGGGATACATGCCGTGCCAGTAAACATCCTTATGGTTTTCCAGCAGCGCGCCGCCCGCACAGTAGGCCACGTTGATGGTATACCGGTGGGATTTCGCGTTGTATTCCCTGTACCAGTATTCCAGCAGCATTGCCCGGCCTTCGTCCTCGCCCAGCATATCCTTCTGGCTTTCGGGCATACCCACCTCGTTGTGCTGGCCGTCCTCAGCGTTGACGTATGGAGCCTTGTCCGGGTAGTGCGCCTCGTACCAGCTCAGCGGATGCCAGCTTACCTTGATGCACGCGCGGCTGTCCTGCAAATACTCGGCCTTGGTGTCCCACAGAAAGGCTTCAATCGGCCAGCGTATAATGGCGATATCGCCCTTTCCATAGTTCATGGATGGATCCCATACCGTCTGGACAACAGCCGTACCAGGGCCGTATATGTCCTCTGCAATACGGCGGTGTATGGTCTCGTAGTTGTTCACGTCGTAGACGATAAACCGCACAGCGTCCTGCAAATCCTCGGCCATGCTGGATTGCTCGGGCGTTTCAGGCAGGATACGGGCTTCCGGCATGTTCTGCATCTGCTCAGCAACGACGTTGTTAAACGTGCTCTTGAGCGTTTGCAGCTGAAGCGTCGGCTTCCCTGCATTCTCGCCGTCATCCTGTCTGGGGTCGCGCATGCGCAGAATTTCGCGTGCCTCGCGGGCGGCTTCATGGTATGGCCGACAGCCCTGTTCAAACACTTCCAGCCGGTTGTATATCTCGGTCAGGAGTTCCCGTTCCTTTTCGTCAAGCGGCTGCTGGCCAATGGCCGCCGCGCTCAGTTTCTCTTTCATTCTTCGTCTCTCCTATAGGGATCCCACGTCTTGGGCTTAGGCGGCTTGCACTTGGTTGCAGCCAGCGGTCTGGACATAAAAAAATAGCGGGATGCGTCATAACAGTTATGACTCACGATACCGCCATTTACGATAAAAGAATGGACGTCCTCAACTTCCATATTGAAGACGTCCGCTTTGCCAGCATATTCGATTTTCGCTATTTTCATTTTCCCCACCGCATTTTTCCACCGCACTCCCTTGAACAGCACTTTGCACGCGCATACTTGTTTGCAACAAATTTTTTCCCACAATAAGCGCATACCTTAACTACATTGTCCACACCAGACCTTACCCGATGCTTTGTTTTGCACGCATTAGAGCAAAATATATTCTGATCATCGGCGTAATCATGCATCGAAAAGAATTTCTTGCCGCACTCGCTGCAAGTATATTCTCTCGCTTTCTTGTCCGCCCACTGCTCCTTGGCGTTCTTGCTGTGCCACTCTCGACCTTCTGCTGAACGATGCCACTCCTTGGCTTGATCCTGCATTTCTTTTATGTGGTTCTGGTTATATTCTACTCGGCTTGAAGAATGCCTTGATACATGCAAGGACGCTTCGACCAGGCAAAGGTTTTCAATCTGGTTGTTTGACCTGTTTTCGTCCATATGGTGCACATGATATCCTTTGGGAATGTCACCATTGTGATACTTCCAAACAGCCACATGAAGCCTCTTACCCTTATGCTGAAAGTAGTTTCCGCACAGGTAGAATCTTTCACCGTTAAACTCCTGAATCGTGTCGCTGATTACGTGAACCTGCATCGATGACCTCCATCATTTCGTCACCGGGCTGCAATTCATCAAGTCGCTTCCAAGTACCATCTTTCAGCATGAACCTGTGATTTTTCGTCGCCGTCACGCTGCGTCCATCATCCATTGTGATGGTAAATACATCAACATTTGTCTGCGTCTTTCTGCAATCGCCGTACCGGTGCAAATTTCCATCATGGCTAACAACATAACCGATTGTATCACACAAATCCTCTATTGTCAACCATCCTTTGGAAGTCAGCACTTTCGTAGAGCCGATTAGGCAATGGTCTTCAGCACGGGTATCCACGTCTTCCATTTTTGTTTGACTGTATGGCAAATTCGGAACTGTTCTCAGCCAGTCGGCGCAGGTGCTAAATACATACATCATCGGCCTGCCGTCCTTGTCGAACCGCATCCGTTCATGCACCTGCATCTTGCCAGCCAGGCGCGTATTGTCGCCCGGACGGAAGATCACGCCAGGCCCCCATGCGCCGGGCCGCATCTGGTCAGCCACGCTGTCGCCGCGGCTCCGGTCAAAGCACGCCGGGTCGCATATCCGCTCAATGCGCAGGTTGTTCTGCGTTTCCTCCTGTTCGCGCTGGACAATGCCCTCCGCAATCTGGCGCGGGGTCAGCTCAATGCCGACGTTTGCCTGCTTGGGTCTGCATCCGTACCATTCCTTGTACAGGTAGGCGCGGCCCACATCGTCAACCGCCCACCACTGGCAGGAAAACGGCTTGCTGTAGCCATGGTCGAAGGAAAAGAACCTCGGCCACCACAGCGGAATGTCAAAGGGTTCAATAACGTGCGTCCACAGCCGATCCTTATAGTGCGCAGGGTCGTTGCGGAACTCCACGAATACCTGTCCCTCGAAGCTGTCCCAGTCGCCGTTGAGCAGCGCGTCACGCAGCGCCTTTGGCTTGGATTCAAGCTGGAAGATATAATCCTCCGTGATAAACGGGTTCTCCGTGGCCAGCGCCGGGATGTACTGCGTGCGGATCACCTTTTCCTTGTGCAGCGCATCGCTGTAAATCCGCTGTTCTTGTATGCTCATGTACGGCCCAGCGTCCACAAACATCTTTTTCACCCAGCCGTGCCCGATGTTACCGGGGTTGCTGGCAGAGCGGACAATCGGCACCACGCCCAAAGACTTCTTGGCGCGCAGGCGGGTTTTTATGAAGTCATAGATCGTCTGTTCAAAGCTGGTCAATTCGTCGAAGTATAGGAACTGGATCTCAATACCGCTGTACCGGAACCGATCTTCCTCGTGCTCGCAATGCCTGAACAGGATCTTGCTTCCGTTGACGAGCTTAAATTCATGCCGCCCAGCGTTATACTTGGCAATCGATTCAGGATAGCTGGACATGGCCTCCTTGATATCGGTATCCTCCAGTTCAGCGAACGTCCGTCTGAACACCACCGCCGTTGTGCCCGGATATTTCAGCGCCCTGAACAGCGCATCCATGATTAAAGCCTTCGTTTTGCCCCCGCCGGCCGCGCCGCCATATAGAACCTCATTTGCACACGTAGCATGGAAGGCCGCCTGCTTGGGTGTCGGCTTATAGCTGATCACTATCATCAGTGCAGCCCTCCACACCTGTTATTCTTCTTCCTGGTCAGGAGTGCCCAGCTGAGGCATGCCCTCGATCTTAACCACAACGGACTTGTCTTCCTCGCCCATGACCATAGGCCACATGCGGTTCAGCAGATCGTTCGTTGCCTTGTTCGCCAGCCAGCCACTTTCATTCTCAGTCTGTTCGCGCAGCTTCTTCAGACCATGACCAACATCAAGAAGCGCCTGTTCCCGCATCATTTCTCTGAATTTTTCCTGAACATGGGGTCGGAGTAGTATCCGTTTTACTTTTTCGCGCTTGTTATGGGATTCCTTCCTGTCCATGCTTTTGCCAAAGATTTCATCCGCAATTTCTCCGTCAGGAACTCCCTCAAACGCCAACTTGCAGATCTTCATTTCCTGCCGGGTGAGTCCATAGCTTGAAACGGTTCTTGTCGCTCGCATTCAGAACCCTCCTTTCAAAAAAATTACCCCGCTATGGCTACTGTATCGGGGTGGAGATGTATTAGTTTAGTCGCGGCGCGGCGGCGGAGTCCCGGGCCCGATTCAGCCCCCCGGGTATCGCATCCCCCCCCCTATACCCCCAGGGGGAGGGGTGGGGTCTTCGGGCCGCTCGGCCTTTTTTCCGCTGCGCAGCTGGTCAGCGCGGCGGCTGCTCCAGCCTTGTTTTTTGCATTTTCAAACTATTCGCGAAAGAGATGTTTTGCGAATAGTTATAGATAACGGATATAAATAGATAGATTATACTATATTTATATCCGTTAAAGGTAGTTAAATGTAATAATTGAATATCCATACTGTATCCAATGTATCATCATACACTATGCAGCATGCATATACACCGATCAGCGCCCATCAGAGCGCCACCGTCAGCGGGGAACGTTGCCCGGACGGCGTCCATCTGTTGCTCTGTTGGCCGTCCTCCTTGCCACTGCTGCGGCCATCGGACAGCCAGCGCAGCCCACCCCGGGAGGGGATCACGCACAAGAGCAGCGAGCATTACCTCACACAAACGAGACTCACAAATACACATATTTCCAGTCGTTTTGATTAAACTACATTTTAATAGGAAATAATACAGAATACGGAGGATGATACTCTATATTATCTCCTAAAAGAAAAAGAGACCAGAAACATTGCTGTCCCGATCTCTTGACACTACTATTATAGCACAGTCGATACTATCATTTGCTATCATCTTTTGCGGTGAGGCGAAAAAAACTGAAAAAAAGTCAAAAAAAGGGGTTGACAAATGGGTGACACCCTGCTATATTATTAGCGTGCTCGATGGATTGCCGGACAGCAACAGAGACGGGCAAGCGTCAGGAAGGAGGAAAAATGCAAGGAAATATGACTGATTATCAGTTTAAAGCCCTCATCACTCTCGTGCTTAGCCTGCTCGAAAGCAGCGCAGACAAGGAAGAAGCTGCAAACAAGCTGAAAAAGCTGATTGATGAACCCAAATAGAATCAGACAAGAACAGCGGACAAACAACGCGGGAGGCTTGCCACTCCCGTGAAGAAATGGAGTGATACGCATAACAGAGACAGCAGCGCGGAAAAAATGGACACAGAAGAACACGACGCACATCACCATGAAGCTGCAAAATAGCACGGATGCCGATATAATAGAATACCTTCGAACGTGCGACAGCAAACAGGGGATAATAAAAAAAGCAATCCGCGAGCACATCGCCAGAACCACCAGCGAAGATAGGAGGACAAAAACATGACAAAGGTTATCAACGCCAACGGGACCGAGATTGATTACGCCGCCGCCGTCGCCCTGATGGATGACGACATCTGCGCGGAGCTCAACGACAAGATCGCACCGTGCACCGATCAGGAGTTTTTCTCGGCCTATGAGCAGGCCCACGCCGACAAGTACGGCGAGGAGTGGGAGCTGAGCAAGGCAAACCCCTGCTGGTAATCCTGACCGCACAGCAAAAGCCCCCGGAAATCCCGGAGGCTTATTTTTTAGCGGCTGTCCAGCGCCCTGTTGACCTCGATCAGCGCCCGCCCGTGCAGCCTGTATATCTGCGCAATCTCGTATCCTGTCTCGCGCGCCACCTGCTCCCACGTCATGCCGCGGATGTAGCGGTAGGCCAGCACGTCCCTGTAGCGCTGATCGCTCAGGCCGTCCAGCAGCGTCAGGATATCGGATAGCTGCTGATCCAGGCTGCAGATCGCCCGCTCGAGCCTGGCCTTGATATCTACGATCTGGCACACATCCTCAGCCATGCGATCATAAGCGCCCTTGCCGCCGGATACCGCGATGGGCTTAAGCCGCACCGTGCAGGCCGTGGCCGTGCTGTAGTGCTCCCGCAGCTCGTCGCGCAGCGCGTCCCGATACTTGCGCAGGCCAATGTAGCGGCGCAGATAGCGCTTGGCGGGGTTATCCTGCCTGGGCTGTGCAGTTGCCCTGTCCGGCGCAAAAACCGCTCCTGCGTCCTCCTGCAGCGCCCCGCGCGCCGTTGCCTTATCGTCCATCCGATCACCTCGCAATCTCAAGCACATACATGTATTTGGCGGTACCCTCCTTGCTGCGTCGCATCTGCACCCTGTAGCCCGCCTTGATCAGCAGCGTGGCCACGGTCAGCGCGTCCTCCATCAGGGGGATAATAAGCTGTGTATCAGTCATTTTGCGCGTCCTCCCATCTATCCGTTGTATGCCTGCAGCTCTCCGCCGCCACATCGTGCAGCGCCCGCAGCAGCTCCGATGTATCCAATCCCATCTGCTCAAGCACCATACCGCACGCCGCGCACATCATGACGATCTCCGCCGCGCTCCCGTGCACATGGTATTTTCCGCGGCTGTATGTCACGCTGGGCAGGCGGCGAAAAACTGATCTAATCGATACCATGTTTAGCCTCTGCCTCCTTCTTCATCTGTTTTGCCACATGATCAAAGTGTTCGCTCCAACTTGCAGCCTGCCGCCAATCCTCGAGCGGGATATAGAGAACGGGGCGAATCTTTTCGCCATCTTGCAGTGGCTGCCTTGTGCCGATAGCATCTGATCTGTTTGTGTCGGACATTGCCACCACTACATACGTATTTTTTTCATCTTTTTTCGCCGTAAGCCGCGTATACCCCATGGGGATATATAGCAGGAAGGCTCGCTCTGTATTATCAAATGCTCCCGTTTCCAGCGATAACATCCACGCCGCATTGCGCAGCACGTTATTGATACATGCGGTGCATTCGCCGCTCTCGCCCTTGGCCGGGTACAGCGGGCAGGCCTCGCCGCATTCCTCGCGCGGGAACCGCGCATCGCTTGCGCAAAAGCTCAGCGCGTCGATGATCTCCTGCCGGGTCATTCCGCATCCCCCCATCCCGCCGCGTCCATTTCCTCCTGCGTGGGCTTTTTCAACCAGCAACGCCATGATTTTTTATATTGCTGCCACATTAAGTCGACAAAATCACTGACATATTCCAACTCGCACCCCTGCGATTTAGGGGCAATCCGAACCCATCCGCTAATTCCATCGTCAAACTCTACCCACAGCGGCATTGCACTCGCACCACCTTTGCAATGCGCCTTGACCTCATCCAGCGTCAGCGGCCTGTTGGGCGGCAGGTATCGCGCACGGGCGGCGGCAAGGGCGGATTTCCTGGCCATCTCTTCCGCATCCGTAACCAATCCGCGTTCGCCGCAAATCAACGGGCCAGTACTTTTGCAATGTTCGCATTTTGCTTGAGCCCAATATACATCGCGCACTTGCGTAACATTTTGCCCTATCATCTCGCTCCCGCAGTACGGGCACAGCACCTTGTCAGTCATATTCGGCCTCCTTTTTATCGTTTTACTGTGCCTGAGCGTGCAGGCAAAAACAGATCACAATAAACGCTGATGCGGAAGCCCTTGGGCAATTCGTCCAGGAGTTGCCTGTAATCCGAAATATGCTCATTCAGCGCGTTGATCTCCCGGTCATAGGCCGAAATATACTTGCACATCGCGGCGTGCGCGCAGCCGGTGCATTGGTCATTCTTCAGTTTTTCCATTGAGATTTTCCTCCTTATCCATCATCTCAAGCGCCCTGATCGCATCCTCGCAGTACTGGCTTGCTTCGCCGTGGTCGCACATGCGTTCATAAATTTCGTGCATTTCTTCCACGCTCTTTGATTTACGCCAAATACGCTTCCAATACTCGATCGATCTGTCGTGGCTGTCCCGTAAATCCTCGAAAAATTTCCGCCTGGCCTCTCTGTACTCCGCAGTATCCATCCTCAATCCTCCCCCGCCGCAACAAGCGCGGCAACCGTCAGGCCAACAACGCAGCCGATAATCAGGCAGATCAGGTTACTCATCAATACGCCTCCGTTTTTCCTCGGCAATTTCCCTGTCATACTTCTTGCAGTCCCGCAAAAACTCGATGTGCTGTGCCAGAGGCAACACCACGACGAGCAACGTTATCCATCCGCAAACGATAAGGGCAATGGTTTCGTTCATTGGTTGTCCCCCGCTCTCTCTAATGAATATACAATCGTCAGGACGACTCCATTTTTGAAGGTGCACTTAACAGTTTCCCCCCTATAGCCTTTTCTTTCCATGCGTTCCTTTTCATACTGGGCAACGGCCATCCGCGCTTCTTCCGTTACCTCTGATTTGTTTAGCCATTCCGTTCCCTGTTTGTTCAGCGTCCCGGCGTAAATGCCAGCCATTCCGCAGCCTACATGATATTCAGCCATGTTTACTCTCCTTCCAGTTCCGGCGCATCGGGCAGCGGCATCCAGTGGGTGATATCCCAATCTTCGAGGAACCACAGCCAAAATTCCCACCATCTTACTTCGCCCATTACTTCCGCCGTAAACGTTACATCGCAGTGTGTTTTGCCCATTGTGAGCTTGCTTTTTCCAACAGCCCATACGAGCACTTTTTCTTTCAGCGGCGGCATCCTCTCCTTGACGCTGATCCACTTCGGCATTTCCGCCACCGCGTCGTTCCAGCCACGGCAGTAGTCGCTGCTACCGCACATCGACATCGTTTTGTACTCAAGCATTTTTGTCATCCTCCTGTCCAGCGTCCATTTCCGCCCTGTTCACGCTCCGCTCCGGGTCAAAGCCAGCCGGATACCGCCGCTTTAGCTTGGCGATGTTTTGCATCAGGATATCCTCCAGCGATACGCCCAGGCCTGCGGCCAACTCGGCCAAATACCATGCGATATCCCCGGCTTCCTCAATCAGGTGCGGCCTGTCCAATTCGTGCCCTTGGAACAGGTACTTTTTCAGGATATCGCATACCTCGCCCGTTTCCCCAGCCAGCCCCAGGCAGGCGTTTTCCAGCTTGTCCGATGGCCGTTTTGTGTTCGCCGTCCGCTGCGCCAGCCTTTGATACTCGTTAATCGTCATGCTTTCACTCTCCAATCCTCATATTCAGGCCCTTAACCTCTTTGCAGTCCCTTTTGCACGCCGGGCACAGGATCTGCCTGCGGGGGATCAACCGATCGCAGAGGATGCACCGTGGGCGCTCTACCCATTTTCCGTACCAGGTGCCCATCTTCCATGCCATCCAGCCCGTATCGTACTTATCCGTGATCTTCTGCATCCATCTTCCTCCGTTTCCCTTTTGCGTTCTGGTTGCCCTTGTTCTTGGCCGATTGCCGCCTGTGCCACGCTGCAACCTTGATCCTGTACGCTTCCAGCTCCGGCTTTAAGGCCGCCTTGTAGCCCATCCAGGGCCGTCCCGCGTCCGCCTCCCGCTGGCGCAGCAGCGCCATGTACCGCTTGCCGTACTCGCACTGCACCAGGCACTCGCAGTCCCAGCACCTGCTTTTCAGGCCGTCGCACAGATACCGGCTGATCATCGTGCCGATCTGCGTGCCTGCGCTGCGCTTCTTCCGGTGATAACCGTTTCTGGCAATTTGTACGCGGTTCAGCTCCTCCGGGCTGACGCGGGCAAAATCCCTCGTGCCCCGGACGCTCAGATAGTCGTTCATTGCGTATCTTCCTTTCATCGTGGGCGCTACGACCTGTAACGACATGCTGTTTTCAAGTGGTAGCGCTAAAACCCGTTGATTTTCCTACGTTTTTCATGCATCGCTACGACCGCTACGACCGCTACGACATAAATTTTTATTTCCGTGCGCGAGTGCGCATTTTCTTCTTGACAAAAAACAGAGAGAGCGAGAAAATATAATATTTGATTTGCATTCGTAGCGGTCGTAGCAGTCGTAGCGGCGTTTCCTCTTTGGGCTACATTGTCACCTTTGTTTGCTCAAAAGGGAAATCTTCGTCGTCATCCACTTCCACGAAGCCATCAGGCGGCATGCAGATCAGCAGACAGCGCGTGTTGTTCTTGCGGATGCGCACGACGCTCTTGTAGTTCTTCCCATCCTGCCTCCTGATCTTGCCAACCCGGCTGCACCAGCTCAGGAAGCTGCTGCTGGAATAGCCGTACTCGCGCATGATCTGCTCAAATTTGGTTGCCACAAAGTAGCACGTGTCGTTTTCCAGCTTGCCCCACACCTCGCCCTTGTTGTCCGCCGAATCGTCAAACCTGTTGCTGTTGACCGCGATAAAGCCCGTCAGCCACTCGTAGCAGCGGGCGTTGACGTCGGCCTCCGCGCGGGTCACGAGCATGGGCGAAAGGTCTTCCACCGTCAGCGCAAGATCGTCCTGAAACAGCAGCTCCGTCGCAAGGGCGTCCGCCGCCAGCAGAAGGCTTGCGCTCAGGGCTTGCTTCTCCGTGCTGTCCTGCTCGGTCAGCTTTGCGTAGTACTCCTTTTGCAGCTCCTTCGCACGCTCCATCGCGCCGCCCGTCAGGTGCTCCACAAACGCCCGGCCGGCGTGGCCGTAGTTTCTGCGCATCACGGATACCGCCCAGCGGGGATCGGCAAACAGCCGCTCGTCCTGGCAGTCCATGTTGATCACGCGGTTGACCGCGCCGCCGCCGCTGTCGCTGTTGGTGATGGGCATTTCGCCCGTGGTGATGATGGCGTTGCGCCACGTCTGCATGCGCTGCAGGCCGCCCGACTTGGCGCCGCGTGACCGGCCTACGCCCTCGCACAGGGTGTAGATGGTCTGATCAAAGTCCTTTTTGTCCTTAATCACCTGCAGCTCGTCCAAACAGAGCGGAAGCGAATTAAGGAATCCCGCCGTCATCTCCTGGCCCACTCCCGTAGCGTTAAACGTCCTGTAATACGCGCCTGCCGTCGGGTCAGCCCACACGGAAGCGGCCAGCATCAGGCCAACGGTGTTGTGCGTCACAATGAAATCGTCGCACAGATAGGTGTGCTCGTCGCTATCAACCATGATGCACTGACATTCTGCCTGTCCGCATGGCTCTACGCTGATGATAGACATGGCTGTTTTATCTTCAGCGCGATTCCTACGATTGACGCTGCGGAGCTTGTTGTAGCTATGCTTTTCGGATAGGAATACGCCTTCATCGGCGGATATGCAAACGGTGTATTCTGGCACATCCTTGTCACGGCGAACCGATATGTTAACAGTAGACTTATAGCCAAGGCTCCACGCAAGACGCTGAACATCGTAAGCCAGGCGTTCGCTGCATGTAGAATAAGACACAGAACCGTTCTCTCCAACGTTGCCGTCCGTATCGATCAGGCCGCACAGAAGCATTCTGCGCTTGGCAGGAGATGCTTTCATATAAATATCGGGAATGAATTTGTGATAGCTGTTCTGATTCAGCCCGAGATTTACAATCGCGTCCTTAAGCCATTTCGCGTTTGTAAGGACAAACTGGTTGGAAGTATGCGGATTCCGTTTCATCTTCGAGCCGTGTATTTCCAGCTCAGCAGATACGCGGACTATCACATCAGCCTCCGAGTTGTTGAAATACAGGTTCCGCGAATAGTTGGCCTTGTTCTGCTTCAGGGTCATGCAGCCGTCGCCAATCATTGCGCCCAGCAGATAAGGGTCGATGGGCAGGGCTTCGCTGTCAGAATACTCGACAGGCTTGCAAAGCGGAATCTGGTACTCATAGCCCTTTGCAGTCTTGATGGGCTTTCTGGTCAGCATTTCCTGCAGCTCCATGGTCTTGTATCCTCGACCGTAGTTCCTGCGCGTTCTGGTCGTTACGTTCCACAAATGCTCTTTGCAGCAGCGCGTCTTGCGTCCGTCCGCAAATGTAATCTCAAAGATATTCTTCATGCCCTGCGGGTATACGCCCGTCACGGGGTGCGGCTTTCCGTCTCCGCCGATGACCAGATCGCCGACGCGCATATCTCCCATGCGTTTACTCCCGTCAGGGGTAATGATCAGGGTATCCAGCGGCTGCGCCTTTCCCGCTCCCGTGCCTCCCCACGCATGCACCACAAAGGGCAGCGCGTCGCAGGGCTCCACCAGCACGCTTGCAAACGCCGCGGCCAGCATCACGCGGGTGATCACGCTGCTCTCCCGGCCATGGCGCGCCGCCTCCAGCCAGCCCGTAAGCGTCCCCTGTGGGTGTACCGCCTTGTACGTCGCTGCATAGCCCGCATCGCCGTCGTACCGCAGATCGGGCACGTAGGGCGAAAACAGCTCGTGCCCCACCCAGCCCAGACGGCCGACGGAACGCACCTCGCCGATCTTGTCGTAGTTGAGGGCGTCAATCGTAGCCAGGTATTTGACCACATCCCGCGCGCTCTCGGTGGTAATGTCCATGCCGTACCGGCTCAGATCCACGATCTTGTTGGCGCTGGACAGCACCGTGCGATCCACCACGTTGTATCGCCACACGCCGCCGCGCGAAAACGCGAGCTCCACCTTCTGCTCGCCTGTATCGATGTTTTCCATCCTTTTAACGGGCATCAGCGGATGGCTGCACACCAGCGTGTGATAGCCGCCCTTGTCCTCGCAGGCTACGCCGCCCGCGTCGCAGGTGTAGCGCCCGCAGCGCAGCTCCATGGGCTGATCGGGGAAATTGGTCGCCGCCTGCTCGATGTCCAGGTTGTAGCCTGATCCGCGCTGTACGCGCTTATAGGATTCAAACATCTTGGCAAAGTTTTTTACGCCCATTTCCTTTGCCTGCGCCGCGACGATGTTATAAACCTGCATCATTTGAAACGCGTTGGCGGCGAATCTGTATATGTAGTCGTAGGGCGCTGTGCCGTCAAAGTCCGCCCGCTGAAACCGCGGTACGTCCTGCGGCGTGCCCAGCTTGCTAAGGTCCAAATTCATCTCACCTCTCGTCCGCAATGGTCAGCGCGCAGTCGATCACCGGCAGCAGCTTGCACGCGGTTTCAAACGCCTCCGGCCATGGCTTATCTGCGTCCTCTCTGGTTGGCGCGTATCGGCTCATATTTGCGTTCTGAGCGCGGTACATCTCCGCCAAGGCATTTGCTATGTCCCGCATGCGCAAGCGATTTTCGCGCGCCTTTTGCCTGCTTAAAATCGATTCCCTGCGGCTCGCTGCCGCCTTGCTCGCAGGGATACAAAACGTCTGCGCCAGCTGCCGCGCCGCGTCCGCCCGGCTCTGCTTTGTGACCAGCGCCAGGAAGTCGATCACGTCCCCGCCCTGATGGCAGCCGAAGCAGTAAAAGCCCTTGTCTCCCGGGTACACGCGCATGGAGGCGTTGCTGTCTGGATGCAGCGGGCACACCGCAAAGCCGTGCCGGACGGGGATGCCGATCAGGCTGCACAGCCGCTCCATGGGCACCTCGTCCCGGATGCGCCTGTAATCAATCATGGGGGTGCTGCTCCCTGGCCATGCGCTCATACTCGCCGTATACGGCCAGCAGGAGGCTGTTCTTCAGCGGGTCGCCCGCGTCCGACAATTTAACCATCTCTCTGGCGGCGGTGATAAAAAACTGCTCCGTCATGTCCAGGTCGCAGTTGGCCAGCCACCAGTTGTAGGCGTCCCGGAAGATGGCCTTTACCTGCGCCTTGCGCTCATTGATGTCCATGGCAGTTGTCCTCCAATATCTCCATGATCTTGTGCCCTGTCCGGGCTTTTGCGCAGAATAAAAACTCCACCCCGTAGGCCATATGGCAGCGCAGCATCGCGTCGTAGAGCTGTCTGCCCGTCACCCTGCCGCGCGTGTTGACCCAGGTCTTTACATCGTCCAGGCAGGTGATCCCCTTGCCGTGCTCGCACAGGATAAACAGGTGAATGCCCGCTGCATGGGCGCGACGCACCTCGCGGTAAAACCGTCCCTTGTCCGGGCTGCACAGGTTGGTGCACAGCTCGTTGAGGCTGCGCTTGCGGTCGATCACGACCTCGGGGTGCCCGTCCAGCATCCAGTCGCCAACATCCAGCTTGCGGCGCGTTGTCATGATGCCTGCACGCTCGATTGTGCGCAGCGTACCGGCGATGGCGCTGGGGTGCTCGCGGGTGTCATAGATGATCGTCCCATGCAGCAAGCCGTTTCACCTCCTTCTGCTTAGAACGGCAGCGGTTCGTCGTCCACCTGCACCGGCTGGCTCTCCGCATTCTCCGCAGCAGCGCCCTGGCTGTCCGCGCGCTTGCCGCAGAAATGCACATTGCGCACATCCAGCACCACGCGGCTCTTCTTCTCGCCGTCCTTTTCCCATTCCTCTGCGATCAGGCGGCCGTCCACCGCTACTTCCTGGCCCTTTTTGAAATACTTGCCCACAAACTCCGCCGTGCCGCGCCACGCCTTGCAGGGCAAAAACAGCCGGGTCTCGGTCTCCTTGTACTTGTCCGACCAGCACACGGTAAAATTGGCAACCGCAATGCCGCTCTGTGTGGTTTTGATCTCCGGGTCGCGGGCAAGCCGCCCCTGAATCACTACGCTGTTGATCATTTCTTCTCAGTCCCTTCCGCCTTAAGCGCTTCGTTGAGTGCTGTAGGCTCGTCCTTGCGCTCAAACCATTCGGCAATTCGGGTCTCCTTGTCCTTGATGGAGGTATAAATGCCGACGTACTCCGCAAAGTCGTCCGCGTTCATCTGGCTGACCTCAAAGCCCAGGCGCTTTTCCAGCATCTCTTTGGTCACGCCCAGCTTTCCAAACTGCACCACCATGCGCTTCACGCGGTCGATCAGCGGCTCGTCGTTCTGTCCAGCCAGCGTCTTTTTACACTCACTGACGGCAGCCTCCACAAAGTCGGCAGGCAGCACAGCCAGGATGCGGGAGCGCATGCGGCGCGCGCCCATGTTGGCGTTGATCTCGTAGATATCGCGGATGCTGGTCAGCTCTTTGTTTACGCTGACCTTGCGCCCGGTCACGGGGTCTTTCTCCGTCACCTCGCGCATGTGGGGATTGGTAAAGTTCTGGCTGGAAATGGTGTTGGTCTCCAAGTCCCATGCGTAAGCCTGCATCTCAGATTTGCCATTATCCTGCGACAGCTCCTTGATACCGTAGTCCACATTGCCCCAGCAGCGGGCAAGTTCCTCGGCCAGGCGAATGGTCGGGCCGCTGACAGAACCGCCGGCGCGGGGGAAGTTGAAAAACGCCTTCTCGGCGAAGCTCTTGCGCTGACAGGCGCGGTACATGCGGTTGTAGGCCGCGATCTCGTCGCGCGGGAAACGCTGCGCCACAAGCAGCTTGGCCTGCGCCTCGGCAATGGCGCGCTGGGATTCGATGGCGATTGTGCCCTGATTGATGTTGCCCATGGGCACGTTCTGCGGCACAGGCATGTTGGGGGCCTGCTGATAGTTGGTAATCTCGCTCATAATGTCCTCCTGTTATTGATAGTCCTTGGCAAGCCACGCGGGCAGGCCGAGGGATGCAATGTCGCCGTCAAAGCCGGTATAGCCCGGCCACTGGTTGCGCTGTCTGCACTCGTGGTACAGCCCCAGCAGGTGGCGGTACCTGTCCTGGCCGTGCTGCATAAACAGGGTATCCGCTTGCAGGATGTTCACCGCGTAGGGCGGCGCCTTTTCCACGGCGATAAACACAAACATGGATTCCCTGTCCGTCACCGTCCGCACCCCGTCCGTATACATGGCTGCCTGCACGTCGTAGCCATAGTGCAGCGCGTCCCGCATAAATGCGTCCGTGCTTGCGTCCTGACAGGTCTTAACGTCCACAATCAGGTGCATATCGCCGATGTCGGTCTCCGCGTCCGTGCGGCACTTGCAGGCTTCGCCCGTCAGGGTGTCCGCCCAGAAGTAGCTGGTCTCATGGGGGCCGTCCAGCAGCCTTGCGGCCATCGCGTTGCCGCGCACAGCCTGCACCATGCCCGCGATCTGCTCCGCCCAGTCAAAGACGATCTGCGTCCTGCCCTGCGCCTCGGCGTCGGCAGCCTCCCACGCCTCGCGCCCGGCCTTGGTGCGCCGGTCTACGTTTGGCATCACGGCAAACTGCCTGCCGTAGTCCTCCGGGGTCAGCACGGCAGCATGCAGCGCCTGGCCGAAGATCAGCGCCGGGGTGGCCTCGGGCGGGTTCTCCATGCGCCATTTCAGGTGCGCCGGGCTTCTGCGGATCTCCCACAGGAGCGATCTGCGTATGCCGGGCGCTTTGCTGTATTCCTGCTCAGTCATCGGCCACATCCTCACTTTCGATTACCACGCTGTCGGTGTCATTGCGCCACAGACGCAGGGCTGTCATCACCCGCTGCGCCAGCAGCGCCGCGCGCTCCATGGTTCTTGTCCGGGCGATCAGCAGCTTTTTTTCTCCGCTGATGCGGTACACGCAGTACATTGTGCCTCCTTTCCAGCCTCCGCACAGGGCGGGCAAATGTCGTCGTCAAAGCCGATCAGGATGCGCCTGCACACGCGGCAGCGCGGCAGGTTATCCAGCGGCCTGTAGCGCTCCCAGCACGCCGGGCAAAACAGCGTGTGTCCGCCCTCCAGTACCGCGCCGCAATAGTAGCAGCGCTTTGGCCGCTCGCTCAATCGTCCGTCATCTCCTCCCAGGTATGGCTGTAGTGCGCATACTCGCAGCCGCTCTTTGGTATCTCATAGGGGGTCGCCATCCGCTGCATGGCCTCGCGCAGCTTGCAGTGCTTGATCTCCGCGCCGGTCTTTACGCACATGGCGCATTCCGCGTCAATGGCCTTGGCGCATACCGTCTGTACGTCCCTGGCCTGTACGATCATCTCGCTGTGCGCCTTGCTGGCGGGCACGGGGCGCATGATGAGCTGGCCGGTGGTGATCGTCCGGTACAGCATCCAGCGCTTGGTGTCGGGCATGGTGTCGTACAGCGCATCCATCAGCAGGTGGTGCTGCGTCCTAATCATCCGAAAGTTCCGCCAGCCGTTGGGGATGCTGCGCAGCCTCTCCTCCAGCACCTTTTCGTCCAGTTTCATCTGCACGTCAAACGCCGCCAGGAATTCCAACGCGCGCATTTCCTTGCCGTTTACGGCTTGCACTTCTGGCTTAAATGTGGTATACTGCATTTGCAAATCTTCCTTTCATGGGGGCTGTTGGCGGGGGCAACCGTCAGCGGCCCTTGCTTTTTTTGTCCATCAGCCTCTTGCGCTGGGCCTGCAGCACGTTTACATACACATAGCTCGCGCTGGCGTTGATCTCGTTCTGGCGGTAGCGTTCTTCCTGCGCTGCCCGGAAGCTGCCGTAGGCCTCGCACCTGCCGTGGCAGCCAATCGCCCGGTTGGGGCAGTCGCGCTTGCAGGGCACCTGGCTCATTTGCATGCCCGCCACGCTCCCTCTGTGCTGCCGGTGCAAAAGGCCAGCAGGTCCGTCTTGCTGATGCGCAGGTTGCGGCCAGAAAAGATGTGCCGGATGGCCAGCCGCCCAGCCTTGGCGGCAACGTTGAGGCTGTACGGGTCGCAGTTCAGCAGCCCGCTTGCCTGGGTGGGGGATACGGTGGCCTTGGGCCATGCCCGCAGCTCGTCCAGCGTCATGGGGGGATACGTCATTGCAAATCATCCTTTCGCGTAAAATGATGGAGCCGGTGGCCGGAATCGAACCGACAACACGCGCGTTACAAGTGCGCCGTTCTTCCTATTGAACTACACCGGCAGATAGGCAGGCATTGACGGCATAGCTTGTTGCCGCTGCCCGCCGCCCATGGGGGATGCGATAAACCCATGCGGCACCCGCTTATAGCGGAGTAAGGAGGTGCCCAGCACGCAAGTACCCAACATGCCGGGTGGTGCAGAAAGATGGAATCGAACCATCAGGCGAATGCAAATCCGCGCTCCTCCAGGTCTCTGCATGCGGAAGCTCATCTGAGCCTCCGGGCGGTGAGAACTGCCTCTTGATTGTCCGCCGCAACCGCAATAGACACCGTGCAGCTTGTGGGGCTTCGTTTTTGGACGCTCCTAAAACCCATTTGCGCTTATCCGCATATACGGATCCGTCCAGCAAAGCATTGGCAGGGCGGGCAGGATTTGCACCTGCGGTGTGAGCGCTTGAACACACACCCTACTCAGCCGCCCCGTGCTGCCGGTCTCTCCCGGCTGTCCGTGGGTGTCTCGCTCCCATCGCGCGACCGTCTTTCCGTGCGTCAGCGGCGTTTCGTGCCGCAGCCGATTGTGATTATTGTTAATCGTGCGTTTCCGCCGTCCATCCGGCGGGATAGACGATCTTCTTTTTACAGGGATAAACCACTATAGCTCTGTCCCAGGCTTCCACTGTGGCGTTGCCCAAGGCTGTCACCGTGACGCTGTCGCAGGCTGTCACCGTGGCGCTGTCGCAGGCTGTCACCGTGGCGCTGTTCCTGGCTGTCACCGTGGCGTTGCCCAAGGCTGTCACCGTGGCGCTGTTCCTGGCTGTCACCGTGGCGCTGTCGCAGGCTGCCACCGTGGCGCTTCCCCAGGCTGTCACCGTGGCGCTGCCGCAGGCTGTCACCGTGGCGCTGCCGCAGGCTGTCACCGTGGCGCTGCCGCAGGCGTAAACCTCTCCAGCCTTAACGATGTGCTCGCCCTCCGTAAAAACGTGCTCCCCGCGCCAGGCCTCAACAGCTTCTTCAACGCGCTGCCGGTCGGCCTTTTCGTCCCACCACTCGGGCGTTACATCCTGATCCACCTTGAGCGTCCACCTGTCCAGCGGCTCCATCAGCGATCTTATGCCGTCCGGCGGCAAAAGCTCCACCCGAACAAAGGTTTTGCTGGCGCCCAGGTAGTCATCCTTGATGCCCAGCTTGTCCAGCATGTCCTGGTGGCTGTCGTAGTCCGGGCAGTACACGCGATCCTTGAGCACCAGGCAGGATTTGAGATGGCACATTGTTATTTTCCTCCTTATTTTTGATTACTTTTTATCCGTCAGCCGCGCCATGCTGCGGTAGTACGCGCTGTAATGGTCGGTGCAGCTTCCTGTGCCGCCGGTAAGCGAGGCGGTTAAGGCCGTCAGCGCAATGGCCGCGATGATGATTACGATCAGCATCCGTCGTCCCTCCATCGGTCGCAGGCGATATCCCCGGCGGCCAGCCGCTCCTCGGCCTCGCGCTCCAGGTCAGCCCACACATCCCGGTCATACTCCCGCAGCAGGCGGTCGTAGTAAGCGTCCTCGTTCATGGTATCCTCTTTTCTATCCCTGCCCGGCGTGCTATAATGGCCGGGAAAGGGGTGTTTTGTATGTATGAGTTTGGTAACATGCTCGCTGATCAGCAGGAGAAAACCGCTCGCAATACCGGTTCTTCTGCGGAAAACCTGTCTGCCATCAGCAACCAGGTGAAGCAAGCCCGCGCTGAGCTTGCCGATTATAAGCAGCAGCAAGCAATTCAGCATGCGGAGGATGAAAAGCGGCAGGCCATCCAGCGCAAGCGTGAAACCGCTCGGTTCTGGCTTGTATCCGCTATCACCATCGCCATTGCAGCCGCTACGCTTGTGGTCACTGTCCTTGCGTATATCGAAGGATAACCACCGCCGCGCACAGCAGCAAAAACGTGATCGTGTTAAAGACCTGCGCCAGCGTGCAGTAGCGTGTGGCGTTTTCTTCGCGCGCCATGTTGATCATGATGCAGGTGTTTGCGTAAGATCCGCCAGCCAGTATCGCCAGCGCAATGATGATTGCTTTCATGTCAGGCCCCCTTCTTCCCGTCGGGCTTCTCCGCCCTTTTCTCATCTATTGCTCTTCCCGTCTTCCTGCTGTAGAATGGTCTGGGGCGGGCGCGGAAAGGAGCCCATGTCAGAAGTCAAATCCAAAGGCTGTCCGTTGTGCAGCTTCACGCCCTGCAAGCGCGAAGATTGCGCGTTTTTCGTGCCGTCTACAAGCAAGTATCCGTCAAGCGGCTGCGCCATTTTTCTGTTAGGCCAGAACGCTCGTTCCATCAACGAGAACATGCTTGAGCTGAAAACCAACTACAACGCTGTTAACAAGATAAGATAACTGCTTAGCGCCCGCCCCGATTCTTACCTGCCCGCAAACCTGTACAGGCTGTACATCGAGTCCAGAATGTCCTGAAGGTCGCTTCGCTTCTGCTCTTCGTCCGTGTACTCGGTCTCCCTGTACGCCTTCATGTCCTCTTCCAGCAGCGCAAGCTTCCTCCTGACGTACTCGTCGTCCAAGTCCCAATAGCGCTTGTAATCATTCATCCTTACCCCTCCTTCCCGTCTGGCTGGAACATCGTCGCAATCAGCTCTGCCCGCTCAAGCGCCGTGATCGGCAGTACGTTGATGATCGCGGCGGCGGTCTTGACTGTTGCTGGTGCTCCCTGAAAAAATCTTATAACCGCTGGATAACTCACCCCGGAATCAGCAGCGGTTTTTGTTCTGCTGAAGTCGTACTTCTCGTCTAACTGCTGGATAGTCACTTTTTCACCTCCAATGTACGCATTTCGTTCCTCTCGACATACATTATACGCAAATTGTTCATCCTGTCAATATAAAAATGAACAAAATCTTCATTTTTTTATTCGCGTTTTGCGTGTATCATATAAGAGAGGGGAAAAAGGAGGTCTCACCCATGGATGGACGTATTTTAAAGCAGTTGAGAGAGGCTCGAAGAATCACTCAAGATGAAATGGCCAACGCACTGCATGTCACAAAGCGCGCCTACGCTGGATGGGAGCGCGGCGAAAGAGATGTATCTACTGATACGCTCTGCCAGATCGCCGACTTCTTCAACGTCTCCACCGATTACATCCTTGGCCGCGTACCGATGAACATAGAAGTAAAAAAAGAAACGCCCCCCGACTTGCCGGAGGGCATGCGCGATATTCAGTTGGTCATTCCGGACAACGCATCTCCTGAACAGCTTGATGCAAAGTTTGAAGCAGCCGTTCGGCGGATTGTTCGTCAGGAATTGCACCAGCAGGATGACGAATCGTAAGTACGGTTGCTTCCCCCTGTCGCTGTGCGTATACAGTGATGCTGTTGTCCATTTTGGTATTGCTCCTTCCATTTTATTATCTGGTAAATAGTGATACAATATTATCAATCTACAATACGGAGGGGTCGTTGTGAAAAAGTTCCTCCTGAATCTGTTCGGCGTTTGGCGTGCAGTTTCAATGGTCGGCGTGTTCTGCCTGGAAAGCTATACGCCTGTCTGGCTTTCCGTGATCATCGTCGTGGGCTTCATCGCAAACCTCGTCGTTCTATGGCATTCCAAGTCGGAAGTGCAGGGCTGTACAGTCATTCTTTTGCTCGTCGATCTTCTTTTTCTTTACTTCGTTTACAATGAATTATCTCAGTGGATGCCGCGTAATCGCATGCTTGTGCTGCTTGGCGCCAACATCTATCTTTTGTTCCTGCATGTTTTCCAGCCGTTCAAGGAAGAGCAATCAGCCGGTTCGTGACTGATCACGCCATCATTATACGAACATCCGTTCTCACTTGTCAAGCGATTGGACAAACTGGTGCTGGATGGGGATAAACCGCACAGAATCGTGAAAATTCTCCCCGCTTTTTGTCATACTCCAGCGCGTATTGTCATATACTAATGTATACGCTCTTCGTCCCTGCGCATGATAATCTGGTCGATTACCTGCGGAGGCAGATCAAATGTGGTCTTGCGCTTTCGGCTCCTGGGCGGATAGTTTCTCCTTGGCATGGTGTAAGCCTCCTTTTGTTTCATTCGCTACCTACACCATACGCAAGCATGCATGATTTGCAAGATCATCTTTTTATCAGATACGGGCCTTTGCGCTATCAGCCATGGGACAAAATACATCACAGGTGAGGGGATCAGCATCATGGATGAGACAAACGGCAATCGCATGGACATTGCGGGCTATCTGACCGGATTGCGCAGCAGCAAAAATTGGACAATCAAGCAATGGGAAGCCGTATCCGGCGTAAGCGGGCAGACGATCACGCGCATCCTGGACGGACAGACCGCGCCGCAGTTCCAGACCGTGGCCGCCCTGGTGCGATCTGCCGACGGCTCCCTGGACGAGCTGGCGGGCATCCGGCACGAGCCAACCGTGATACACGATTACACGCCGCAGCAGCACACCAGCGACCTGATAGCCTATTTAAGGCATAATGTGCAGTACTTAAAGGATGAAAAGGAAAAATCACACGGGGACGATCAGGACAGAATAGAAGCGCTGGAAGGCACAATTAAAAAGCTGCGGCACAAGATCAACGTGATGATCGTTGCAATTATCATCATGTCCTTTGTCTTCGGCCTGCTGCTGATGTTTGATCTGCTCGACCCCAACTACGGCTTTATTTACCGCGTTACAGGCTGGCGTCGAGAAGGCGGGTTAATTCGCCAAATATCCATGTATGGATAATCCGTCACATCTGATAAAAAAGTTGTCATGCAAATCACATAGGATGCGTTAAAAATGGAGAAAAAAGCCATGGAATGCAAAAAGTGCAAGGGCGCAATCCCGGACGGCGCGCCATTCTGCCCCTGGTGCGGGATGAGGCAGGCGGCGAAGCGCGCGGCAAAGAGGCGGGGGAACGGCTGCGGCTCTGCGCAAAAGCGGGGAAGCACATGGACGGCGCGCGTCGTTATCGGCTACTATAATGACGGAGATAAACGAAAGGCTATCGTGCGCACGAAGGGCGGCTTTAAAACCAAGACGGAAGCGCTCAACCACTGCGCCGTTTTGCTGGATGCGCCCAGGCCCAAGCGTGCCCCCATGCTGTCTGCGTATTGGGATCTGTACTATGGCCGTCAGATGGACGATCTGTCAGAGAGCAAGCGCACGGCCTACAAAATCGCGTGGAACAAGCTGCAAGCCATCAGCCGCATTACAATGGACAAGATCACAGTATCCGATCTGCAGGAGGCTGTCAGCTCCACCTGCAAGACGTTTTATCCCGCCAGGGACGCTAAGCAGCTGCTCGCCCATCTGTTCAGCCTGGCCGCCGCCGACGGTTGGTGCAACAAGGATCTGCCCGCGATGATCAAGCTGCCGCAGAACAACGAAAATGAGCGCATGCCCTTTACGGACGAAGAACAGCGGCTCCTGTGGGCGCTGTACGACCGCGGCGATACCAACGTACATATCCCGCTGATCATGATATACACCGGCATGATGACCGGCGAAATGCTCAAGCTGACCGTATCCATGATCGACCTACCCAACAGAGAGATCGTCGGCGTAGGCATCAAAACGGACACGCGCAAAAAGTCTGCCGTGTTCCTGCCCGACGACATTTGCCCCGTGCTTGAGGACGCGATGGCGCTGGCCGGAGAGGATGGCCGCCTGTACCCCATGAGCGATATGGCCTTTTACAAGCGATACTACAGAGCGCTGAAGGCTGCCGGCATCACGCGCAAGCTCACGCCTTATTCCTGCCGACACACAACCGCCACCGTTCATGCCGTAGACGAGCACACCCCGCCGCAGGTGCTGCAAAAGATCATGCGCTGGTCGAGCACCAAGATGATGGACAGGTATGTGCACCCAGACGACAGCGACGCGCGCGAGGCAGCGAACACCATGAAACGCCCGACAGATTAGCCTATCCGCAATTGGCTGTTGTAATCAGGTTGTAATCATTAACAGGAAAACCGCCGATTTTTTCTACACTTTTGTCCCCCTGCTAAGGGAGTAGACTGGGATAACCGGTGCGAGAGTTCAAATCTCTCCTT